GATTAGTCGGTCCATTATTAGCCTCCTAGCGCAACCCAGCCCTCACGCGGAAAGCATCGTGGAAAGGGCTTATATATCACGATCAGCCCTGGCTCCGGGGGGGCCGGCTACCCTATGCCCCCCCCCATCGTCTCATTCTAGCATAGTCCGGTAAGATGCATTATGGGATACCAGGATCGGATTCTAGGGTAACTCGTTACCGCGCTCGAGCTTACTAGGCTAGGTGATACTGTCGTTATGGTGATATGAGCTGGATCCAGCTGGATTCTCGAGCAGCTCGCGGATAGCTTGCCAGCTGCAGCTCCACTACCAGGATCGGCACCCAAGCTTCTCCGATAATTAGAACACGAACCATCCATCTAAAATAAAATCCACTAACTGAAACCAATTGTTGCGGTAATCTTGGAAAGGTATTACCTTATCACTATTGGAAGTGAGGGAAGATGGATGACGATAATGTCGCGGATGTGTTTGGATTCATAATGGCACTAGGTTTTCTGGCCATATGGCCAATCTTGTACATCCTAGCGTGCAATTGGGAAGGGTAGGAAGATGTCAATTAGACTAGTAACTACTGAACTAGTTAGGGAGTCCAGGCCGGATGAATTGGATAGGGTCTCTGGACCGGAAGATGCTGGACCGATTCTACAGGATCTAATTGGTTCATCGGATAGGGAGAAATTCGTAGTACTCCATCTAGATGTTCAGAACCAGATCATCGCATCGGAAATTGTATCCGTAGGCAGTTTGTGTGCGTCACTTGTCCATCCTAGGGAAGTGTTCAAAGGTTTAATCCTGAACAATGCGTCAAGTTTCATCGCTGGCCACAATCATCCATCGGGCAATCTTGTAGCCAGTAGGGAAGATATGGCAGTAAAGACTCGCCTAGAATCGGCTGGTAAGTTGTTAGGAATCCAGATGTTGGATTTTATGATCGTGAGTCCAGATGGGTATGTTGGTGGGAAGAATGTCAGGAGTAGGGAAGAATGAACGACGGCGATAAGTACTTACAGATTCCAGTAGATGATGACCCGTTAGGTCCGTTCCAATTGTGTCCGAAGTGTCTACAAGACCCGGAATCGTCATCGGATGTATTCGGGAACAAGAGCGATGGCGTGTTTGTTCATGATTCTGACAGGATAATGCTCGACGATGTGCCGGTTTGTGATTCCTGTTTCTTGGATGGAAGTAGGAAATAATGAGCGATGTGAAGTGGTATCTAGGTGGTGGTGGTGCGTCCCCAACATTCTGGATTTGCTCCCTATCTTGTATAGCGGATAGTCCAGACGATGTTGACCTAGTGGACGATTGCGTTCTGGTTACTCCGGACAAGGGTGCAAGATGTGGGATTTGTAATCGAGTTGCGGTATTTGATTTTCCAATTGAACTGCACCCTAGGATGAAGGAAAGAATGACCGAATACATTATGGAAATTGAGGATTTGCCAGACGATGAAAGGGAGACCGTCGATGGGTAATAAAGCTTACCCGGTAATTTCTCCGGAGATTCTCCGGAAGTATGCCGATCGGGATCTAGGCTCGAAAGCTGACATCAGAAAACAGATCAGAGAATCATGGTCCAGAATCCAGATACGCGCACTAGGTTTAGGATTCAGGAGAGTTATTCCAATTCTCCCGGTAGCGGATTCGAGCATAAATATATTCGGTAGTGGAACCAAGACCGAGAAGGGAGAATCAATCCCGGAACCAGTCAAAACTCTTATCTGGTACGGTTCGCCCGGTAGAGAATCCGGAGTGGAAATGTGCGACAACAGGAGTCCAGCTTGTACCGCGGGATGTCTCGGTCACGGATGTTGGCATCTGAAAATCAGATCTGGTAAGAATTCCAAACTGTGGAAGACAATGCTACTAGTAGGGAATCCAGACCTATTCATCCGACTGTTAATGTTAGAGCTAGACAGTCACATCTTGAGCTGTCGTAGAAACTCGATCGAACCTGCCGCGCGAATTGACGGTAGTACCGATACCGGGATCGGTGATGTGTTGGCAGGTTTTGATCGGTTCTCCGATTGTAATTTCTACGATTACAGTAAATCTACATTGCGACTAAGTAGATTCCTATCGGGTAAGTTTCCAGACAATCGGCATCTTACTTACTCAAGAAGTGAAAAGAACCATCGACAGTCAGTTGATATTGTCAATCGCGGTGGATCGGTTGCGGTTCCAGTCAATTTAAAGCGGCACGAATTCCCATCAACATGGTGCGGCATGCCAGTGGAAGATGGCGACCGACACGATGTGAGATACCGAGACACTCCCGGAACATGGCAATTTCTAGAGTGGAAAGGACAGGCTAGTAGGAAACACGCTGTTGCTAGTGGATTTTGTGTATCGGTGGCCGGATGTTGATCACCATCATCGGGATAGTAATTATCATGGTAGTGGTGCCAGAATTAGATCGTAGGAGAAATGGCCAATAGGAAAGTAGGTATAAAATGAGACTACAATTACTACATAGGATGATCACGCGCATGGATTGTGCCAGCTCCGGGGAGTGGGGAGGGAGAATCCGGACACAGACATCCGATGGCATAGGTCACACAGATGATGCGCATAGTTATCGGGAGGAAAGAGGGACTATCATCCTGGGTGACGGTGCCGAAGTGGATAAGATACAGAATGCTAGTGACCGGGAGAAGCTAGGATTTTATCCGTTGACGACACCAGATGATTCTCCCCACTTCGGGATCTGGTACTCGGTACCTGCCCTACAGATCCTGATCTATACCGAGGGTGATGTCACATGGGAGTCCTACACCGATGATTCCAATTTCTGGTCTGGCATCCGGAGACACGCTAGGTTTCATGGCCTGACTGCCCAATACCTGGAAAGCTTGTAGGATGGGGCGTGCAGGATCGATTCTCCCGTACTTTATTGACTCGCCCCGACCGGTGGCACCCAAGAATCCTACCGCGCAGAGAAGGGAGGAGCTGTGCCGGTAGGGTTCCTGGAACAACCGAGTAAGATCAGACCACAGCCCTTGCACAAACTGATGGCAAAGACTCCCCCGGATATATCAGCTGGTGGGTTACTCACGCGTACAGCTCTGTGGAATCTAGCAGTTTGGGCGAAGTCTGCGGTACTCAGATTCAGATCACAGAACAAATACAATACTTCAAGACCAGACAACACTCTCGGAGAGCAGGGATTCCTTGGGCGAGCGCGTCACTACGATCAAAAGTTACCGCGATACTTTCTCTTACTGGAATATGAGGAGTACCGAGAAGACTTGAAAGAACTACGAGACGGTGACCCTATCTCAGAGCAAAGGGGCAGCACAGAAATAGGTGGTATCTCTGCTCACGAGTATGAGCGGGACAACTTGTTCATGTTGTTTGATTTGTGCAGGGACAAGAACAGCAGGCTACTGCACAGGGTGAGGGGATTATCAATGGACAAGCATGGTAAAGACGCAGTGGGTAGGTCGGTATTCAATCTGGTCCCGTACAAAGATGAGGGAGGTAGAGAATATATCAGCAGGTTTTTATTTGCTGAGTTGCACCCGGTGCGAATGTTAATGAGGAGCAAAGGGCTGAATCTTATGGGGTTCGCGGACAAAATGGAGATAGCAAGGGCCAAGCTTCCGAAAAGTTTCTTCACTGATTCGATCATGAAGCCCTGGAATCTAGCAAAGATGAAGGAACTCTGGCCTGAGACTGACCTCTGTCAGTTGCGCCAGGACTTCCATATCTGGAAGGCAACAGACTGGGAGGCTGATCCTGTGCTGTTTGCTGCCACTGCCATGCAGGTCTTTGTCGAGCATGAGCGGGGACTATTGGCTAAGAAGAAAAAGAAGAAAAGAATGTAAGACCATACCACGATAATGGTGTACCTTATCCGACCAATCGGTGGGAGATTAATCTAAAGGAAGGGAGTTTGTATTGCCTATATCAGTGGAAGAACTGGAGGCTAGGCGGGTATCTGTCGGGGCTTCAGATGTTGCAGCGATCATGGGCTTGAGTCCATTTGCGAATGCTCACGACATTTACCTGCAAAAAGTTGTGGGTACTGACCATGGAGGAGGGACTGAGGCGCAGAATCTGGGCAATGATTGCGAGCCTATGCTTGTAATCTGGGCAGACGAGCAATTGGGTAACAGGAATCCGGACAGTCTCGTCGAGGTAGACAAGAAGTTCACGAAGCTGGTGGAGGAGCCAGACGGTAGGGTGTTGCCGGCCCACGCTAACCTCGATGGCTTCTCGATATACGGAGACCAGAGGGTGGGCATTGAGGCGAAGACTACCTCGATGTATGGGGTGTTTGGTGAGCAAGGAACCGACGAGGTGCCTGACCACATACTGGTGCAAGCACAGTGGCAAATATTTGTGGCAGATCTTCAGCGCGTAGTGATTCCTGTACTACATGGTGACGGGAATCTCCGTCGTTCATTCTACATAGTACACAAGAATGAGGAGATCTTTGAGGGTGCTAAGGCCAAAGTTCTATCCTTCTGGAACGATCATGTTATCCCGAAAGTTCCACCGACTGAGGTGCTACCGAGCCTGGAAACCATGACAAATCTACGCCGGCAACCTGACTCTACGGTAGAGGTATCGGAAGAGCTGGTGCGATCTTGGCTAGTTACCAAGGAACTGAAGGCTCAAGCAACCAAAGACGAACGGGACGCGAAGGCTGCTTTGATGGCTGCGTTGTCTGACGCAGAGGGTGGTACTTGTAGTTTGGGTGAGTTGAGTTATTTGAAACAGAAGAGGGCTAGTTACACAACCAACGACACGGAGTTCAGAGTACTCCGATGGAAGGGAAACAAGAAGTGAACAGTATACAGAGAGTGGACAATTGGCTGGAGAAATCTGGCCCCAAACTTTTGGAGTTATTGCCTGGGAATATCGAGCAGGACAGATTCCTCAGGAATGTCAGCAGTCAGGTGAAGATGAATCCGGCTATCCAGAACTGCCGGCCTGATACGATTATCAACTCCATCATTCGAGCCACCCACCTGGGCCTTGACATTGGAGTGCTGGGTAGTGCGTGGATCGTGCCATATGGTGACCAAGCTAACCTTGTGATTGGTTATGCTGGGTTGATTGACCTTGCGAACCGAAGTGGAACGGTGAATGCGATTCACTCTGGCGTAGTGCGGAAGAATGATATCTACAAGCGCACTGAAGATAACTTCTCTCACGACTACGATGCTTTCGGAACTGCTGAGTCGAGGGGTCCAGTGGTAGGATGCTACTGTCTTGTTGACCTCAAGAATGGTAGCCGGCAGATCGAGACGATGAACCTTGAGGATATCGAACAGGTGCGTAGTGGTTCTCGCAGCGGAAACAACGGACCTTGGGTCACCTACTTCGAGGAGATGGCTAAGAAGAGCGTGATTCGCAGGGCTTTGAAGCGTATCAAGCTGAGTCCTGAGGTACAGGAAGCGATCCAGAGCAGTGACGACGCGGAGTATTTGCCAGCAGAGGTGAGGCCGGCAAAGAAGCGTGGGTCAGCGGGTCTGGTGGAGCGTCTCGACCCGCCCGCTGTCGTCGTCGACAAGCCCCGTATCGTGGACGCAGTGGTATCGGAGCCAGTGGTGGTGGTTGTCGAACCTGAAGCCCCTGAGGCACCCGTAGAGGAACCCTCCCCCTCCTCGTCGAGGTTCGATCATGAGGACCACCTCAAACACGCCAAGAGGGTTGCTGCAATGATTGGGTCACCAGTTCGGAAGTGGTATAAAATCACTGTCATGCGGGAGCGGATGATCAAGGAGCGGGCAAAGGCAGAAGGGGTTAATCCTGGTAACGCCGAGGAGTTCTGGGGTTTAGTAGAGGAAGTTTTCGTACCCTTCGATTCCTCAAAGGTGGAGGACTGGAAGGAAAACTGCGACCTGGATGTGCTGTTGCGGATCCCGAAGAGGGGTGGCAAGGACCACTTCACTGCTGCCAGAGAGGGTGCTTACAGGGATTCGGACTCTAAGCCTGAGTCCCCTGCATTCTCCGTTGCTGATATCACAGAAGTCGAATGATTAAGAGAGGGTCTGGAGATTTGGAAGTTACGCCAACTGAAGACTTCGGTTTGGTGGAGTTCGGAGCAAGGTTCTCCGTCCAGGTATACCACTTTCATGGTCGAGTGAGATTGCAGATGGTCATTCATAATCTGCAAGACGGGACTCACGATATCCAGACCCTCTACTCCTATCCCGTAACCAATGAGGGTGAAGAGGCGAACTTCAGGTACTATGACAAAGAGGAAAGGTCTACTGAGATCGACCTTGAAGAACTCCTCCGCTTCCTGCACGAACTGCCGTCTACAAACAATAGCTTATTATCTTTTCTCGGTATCATATGCCGGTCGGAAGTCGCCAGGGATCTGGTCTGCATGATTGAGAAAGCCATTTGTGCTTGTCAACTATGGTGGGGTTGGGGTTGCCCTATGGCAGCCGAAACCCTGCAATGTTATAACGAAGCCGCTACCCAGCCTTCTGAATACATTCGATCCCACAAACAGCGTGACCAGTGGGTGTATGCGAAGAAGATTCTCGCGACCAGGGCAGCGTCGAAGGAAGCTGAGAAACGACAGTAGGAAGTAGAAGTGGATGCGCCCTGAAAATATCGGCAGAAGACTCAAACTCAAACTTTCCTGGCCGCAAAAGTTTCACGATCAAATCGAAGACCTCGAACACGAAGTCTTTTGGGATAGCAAAAAGAAAGCGGTCGTCCTCATCACGCCGCAAGCGGTCATCGAGTACACCCCCCCGCCCACGGGGCGAGAGCCACCTGGAGAAACAAGCGGCCCTCCTCATAAAAAGCCACCATCTCCCTGAGTTCATCCGGGAACATAGGTTTCATCCAGTCAGAAGGTGGAGGTTCGACTTCGCTTGGCCTGAATTGTATGTCGCCTTGGAGGTAGAGGGTGGGATCTGGAATCGTGGCCGGCATACCAGCCCGAAAGGGTTTATCTCTGACTGTGAGAAATACAACAGCGCGCTAGTTATGGGCTGGAAGGTACTCAGGGTCACCCAACCAGACATTAAGGCTGGCCGGATGATTGACTGGCTGAAAGCGGTACTTCCGTCGCCTTGATTTTCCTGCCGGTACACAGGTTTCTCCACAGTCCGAGGAAGTATTCCTTTCCGTCCAGGTTATGGCTGTTTGCCATGCGTTTCTCCCAAGGTATCAGCTGTTCTATCTGTTCATTTGATAGGGCAGCTCCGTCTTCGTACCACTGCTGCGCTTCTATCACTGCCTTGTTGAGTGCGCTGATCCACTTGCGAATCGGTCCCTCGAGCGCGGCTTCTCGGTACTCTTCACCAGTTGTTTTTGAATCCGAACGGTCACCAAGTCCTAGTATGTGCTTGGCCATGCCGTCGAGGCTCAGGTTTATAAGTTTGTTTGGTGAGAAATCCAACCCGGTTTTTGTCACAAACATTCTGGTCTGATTGGAATCCAACCAAGTCTTGAATCTGTGTTCGCTGACAGGCCCAAGAGGATGCTTAGACATGGGATATCCACCGTCAACTTCGACATACCAGAGTAGGTCATTGAAGCCTGTGATATTGTGAACGACAGGTATTCCGAATCGAATCCCCACCCTTGAGGTTATCTTGTGCCGGCCAATGTTCGTGAACTCCACCTCTTCGATTAACTTATCCATTCTTCCTTCTTCCTCATTCAAACAATCCAAGTTGAGCAACAGAGTTGCTTTCTGAGTTATTGATAACCTGCTCATATTCTACAATGTCATGGAATGTTCTAGACCATCGGACCTTGGCGGATGTGGGATGTTTTGTTTTATCCCTACCCCTTGATGGTCGATCCCATGAGCCATAATCGACATCCCCATCCCTCTTCCAACCAGCTGCCAAGAGGCTCCCCCCCCCCTCAATCTCCAGAGTAAATGTTTGAATTCTTACATAACCAAGAGCCTTAGCAGCTCTGCCACAAGCACCTAATAAGAAGCTGCAAGCATTCTTGGTTCCGTCTGTAGCTATTCGCAATACTTCAACCTCATTGACTTGATCTCGCATTCGAGCAACTGGTCTCCCGACAATCGCAACGCCAACCAACCGGGCATCCTTGACGGCACCCAGGCTGAAGCGATGCCCAGCAACAGGTAGGTGGTGACGATGCAGAAGGCCGACCATTTGGTTGGCTACAGACAGTTCAATGTGAACCAGCCTCATTCAAACAATCCCCGTTGAGCAGTCCTGTTCTCTGCGATCTCGCAATACTCTTCGTTGATCTCAATGCCGATCCAGTCCCGCCCTTCCTCCGCTGCAACTTCTCCCACTGTGCCTGTGCCAAAGAAAGGATCTAGTACGCACCCACCTGGGGGCGAACCAGCTAACACGCAAGGGCGAACCAGTGAAGTTGGAAATGTTGCGAAGTGCGGTAGCGGATAGTTCGGAGTCCCAATTGTCCATACTGACCTTTTGTGTCTCCACCCCGAATCCTTGTAGTTATTCCCTGACTTGGTTCTTGCCTCCACCTCGGCATTGTCCCCGTACTTCCCTCCTCCGAATCGGCTGGGTCCATTGACTGTCTCTGTTGTTCTTTCTTTGATGGAGTCCATGTCGAAGTAATACTTCTCAGACTTTGACAGTAGAAAAATATACTCATGTGACTTGGTGCAGCGGTCGGTCACTGATTCCGGCATAGGGTTTGGCTTATGCCAAATGATGTCTTGCCTCAAGTACCAGCCATCTTCTTGAAGGGCTAACGCAACCCTCCACGGTATCCCAAGCAAGTTCTTACTGGGCAATCCTGGGATTGTTCGTTGCTTGGTTGCTCTTGCTGCTTTCTGGAGGCCAGTTGCTTTTGCCCCTCTACCGACTCCGGAGTAACAATCACCCAGGTTCAGCCAGACGGTGCCGTCAGGTCTCAGAACTTCACGAACCAACCTGAACACCTCCACCATCTTCTCAATGTATTCCGTTGGATGATCCTCTTGACCGAGTTGTCCTTGTTCTCCGTAATCTCTGAGACCGTAGTAGGGTGGCGAGGTCACGACACAGTTGACGCACTCCTTCGCCAATGTAGGAAGAACATCGAGGCAGTCTCCATGAAAGATATTAGCCATCTACCCCAGCACTTCCCAGGCCAAGAGGATTTGGGCAGGGACTTGGCCGTTGCCTATTGCCTTCAAGCGTGAAGCTCGATTCTCTTTCTTATCTGTTAGCCGGGGCACCTCACCTGTGTCCGCTGGATCAGTGGCCCAGTAAGTGCCGGCCTTCACGCTTGTCTCCCACGCTTCCATCGTTCCTTCGGGGAGGGGATCGAGGGAGGTCCAGCCAACAGGCCAGCCCATCAGCCACTCCACCCAGTCTGGACTAAGTTTTCCCTGTTGTCCAGGTTCAAGCAGATGGTCGAGCCGGTCTTCTCTTCGTTTTCCGGTGTCTTTTCTGATCGACCCTTTTCCTCCACCTTTGCGGTCGCTCGCTGTAGGAGTGGGCCACGCACCACCACCGCTTCCTGAGGTGCAGCGCGCCTGCGGAACGAGCGGAAATAGTTTGCCACCGGCAGTCATACCCGAGGCGGGCAAGGTCACCGAGGACAGTAGTTCCGTAGAGCCGAAGCAGTCCGGGTGTGTTCTCCAAGAGGACAGTTCTTGGTCGTACCTCGCTAATGACTCTCGCCGTGTCGGGCCAGAGATTTCGGTTGTCGTCTTCTCCTCGTTGTTGTCCTGCTTGGCTGAAGGGTTGGCAGGGGAATCCAGCAGACACAACATCGACGATGCCATTCCAAGGTTTACCGTCAAATGATCTGATGTCATCCCAGATTGGGAAGGGGTCGAGCGACCCATCCTCTTGCCTCCGAAGCAAGACCTCGATGCAGTACGGTTCGTTTTCAACCGCACAGACGATGCGGTGACCAGCAATCCTCGCTCCGAGAATTCCTCCACCAGTGCCAGAGAATAGTGCCAGCTCATTCACCCCCCCCCTATCTAACAATCGCAGCGGCTGCCGCTATCGACCAAAGGAACTTCTTCTTGTACACAATCGCAAGGTTGTAAATCTTTTGCGAGTGGTTGGCGATGATCCAACTTCGCTTCTCACTTAACAGGCTATTGATTGCTTGGGCACGACCTCTTGCCGGCGCGACTACCCACCTCTCTCTGGTGTCGTCATCTGAACAGAGCCGAATATAGAAACGCTTCTCTTTCGAGTGGTACGCAAGGTTTTTCTCGCACAGGTGAAACAACATCCGCCCAGTTTCCCGCATTAGAATCAACTGCTGGTAGTCCATGTCTGTAAGTTTTATGGCTAGGTTCCTTCCTAAAAGAACAGCCAGTCAACCAGCAACCAAAGCAGACCGCAGATAATAGAGAGGCTTAGAAGCTCTATCGTTCGATCCAAGAACGATCCAAAGAAGTTCTTCATTTCTTCTTTCTCTTCCTTATGAATTCCTTCAGGGTAGATTTCTTCAGGAAATCGTGGGCACTCTCCCTCCTGAGATCTATGATTTCCACTACCACTGATTTAGGAATCGCAGTCACCCCTCCAAAGGTGCGGTCCTTGGTTGCCGAGTCGGCTAGCACCATGACCTCTTCGTCTTCCTTCAAGATCCAACCCACTGTTACGCAGAGAATCGGCTCACATTCCTCAAGCACCTGTTCCAACTCCCCTACCCAGTCAGCTCGTGCAGTAATGTCTTTCCATGTTACCGCAACGATTCGACGAGGTAGAGGAGTCGGCTTGGTCGTCATAGGTTATACCTTATTACTTGGCCTTGTCGATAGAGAGTCTTCTCTTCGTTGTCCACCATGTCGCCAGGGCCGCTGTGACAGCCACTGCTGCCTCCCGCCACGGTGAGGGTATCAGCGGTCGGGCAATCTCCACGGCTGTCTCAGCGTTACTGGTGACCCCTGGTGGCTCTCGGTAGAACAAGGTGTTGGACAGATCCTCAAGGGCACCGCACCCAACAAACAGCAACAACATTATCAGAACTAATAGACTCCACTTCATCGCCGAGTCTCCTCTCTTAGTTTACGAACTTCAGCCAGGAGTGCCTGGTTTTCAGCTCTAGATTCTTTCAACAAATGCGTCTGCATCGTCAACAACTGATTCAGATTATTGATAGCGTGAGACATCTTACGGATCTCTGTCTCCAGCATACCAATAGTTTTGTTTGTCTCATACGCCACCGATCCGTTCGGTCCTTTGGTTGATTTAATGAATGAAAAAACCTCACGAAGAATCAATATGGTGAGGGCTATACCTCCGAGGCCAGTTCCAAAATCAAGGTTTTCCATGTGCTATTCCTCTTGCAGGGTATTTCTTAACCGTTGCTGGATTGGGATAAACTTGTCGAAATAGGTCGGAGACCCATACCCACCTCGCTGTGCGTCATAAATACTAGGAGCAACATCCAAAGCTAGTCGAGTCTGGACGAGGTTCTGCCAACCAACCAACCGCCGGCCAGCGTTATAGGCTCCTTCAGTTAATTCCTTACCTTCAAATCCTTTTGCAGCGGCAGCACCCAGCACCGTTCCGAAGTCATTGAGGAGACCAGCAGTCGGGCCGGCCAGCATATCCACTTTCGATCTTGACTTCATCCTCGACAGTTGCCCTGCTCCGAGTAGGGTGGACGCGCCCACCCCGGTCATGCGCTCCATGTAAGCATTCCCCTGTGACAACCAACCGAGCGTACCCCCTCGATCTACCCCCTCTAGTATGCTCTTCTTCCACCAAGGAACTCTGGCAGTAACCCGACCTCGTTTGTCTTTCTTCACCTCGTCTTCAAATGGATCTTTACCATCGAGACTCTGGCGCGCCCAGTATCCAACAGCTCCAAGGGTGGAGGCACCAACAAACATCAATGCTTGATTCATGTCCCCCATCATCGCCCCCTTCTGGAGCATGGGAATGAGCAGCTGAGATGTGGCAGACATTGTGAACGATCCGAACTGCCCGATGATCCTTCCCACTTCCGTCGAGGTCATCCAGTTCGGAAGACTTCCAGCACCTGGAGTGATGATCGTTTGCTGAACTCGCTGGAAGGTGGCTCTTTCAAACGCTAACCGATCCTCAAGGGCAGTTCTCGCGTCGATATCTCCAGCGGCACCCCACTTCCTGGTCCGAGATAAATAAAACTTCCCGCCAAGTATCGTGGATTCAGTGTCACCAAACTTTTCCTGGAGGATTGCAATCCTCTGTAGTCGATCTTCGGTTAAGCCGAGACCACCCATGAAGGCTTTGTCTGACCGGCTCAGTCGCTTCCCTGATCGAAGCTTGTTTCCTATCTTGATAATCTTGTTCTGGATCGCCACGCTGTTGATGCTCTTCATCATTCCGTTCCACTTGTTTAGCATTAACAGGTTATTGAAACCTTTGCTCGTAGCGTGTAACCCCCTTTCAATGAAGTGATTCCTTTTGGGATCTTCCTCATCGAGGCCGGCTATCCTCCTGTTTCGGTCACCACCGAGGGTGGCTTCACTCGCGAAAACCCAGTCGGCCATATCTTCTGATAGTCTTTTGTTTCTGAAGAATGGATTCATATACCGAGCAAGGGCACGGAAGTACGATGGCAGACCTACTTGTCCGATCCCCATTGCGAGGTCTGGGATACTCGACAAGAGGAATCCACCACCAAGGCGAACATAGTTGGCTTCACGAATCGACGCTCCAACTCTACCCAAGCTCTCGTTTCCTGTACCGTCAGTACGGTGGAATCTATCGAAGATCAATCCCATATCTCGAAGGTCTCTACTCTTTCTCTTTAGTAGTTTCTCTTCCTCCCGCTTCTTCTTCTTCATAGTCATTCTTGCATTCTGCTGTACACCAATATGAAGACCGCGATAGTCTTCCTCGATCCTGGCCTTGACCTGTTCTGCGTCTGAGTTGATGTCAAATGCAGACCTTCGAGAACTCGACGACCTTTGGATTGCCATTGCCCGCATCTCCATCAATCGTTGAAGTTTCTGGAGATCAGTGACCGCTCCGAGATCGTCGATAAAGTTCCTGCCGAACTTGAGAGCATCTGAGCGGTCAGCTGCGCTGCTCCCTAACTTCCAGCCATAACTTTTTTCAGTGAAGATTAACTTGCCAGCCATTGTGTTTATTCCAGATCGAGTCTGGTCAAACTCCGCAGTCACCTCTAAAAGTTCCTTGTTCTTTTTGGTTCTTTCCACAACTAGGTCGTCAAGAGACTTCTGCATCGCGGTAGACACTGGCCTTCCATTAGCATCTAGCCCCTCAATCTCTGACCTCAACAGTGCGATCTGTGAATCAATACCTCGAACAACCTTTCTCTTGGCATGGAGATCCGCTCTGAAGTTCTTCAGATTAACTACCAAGGAGTTCAGGTGAGTCTGCGCCTTCTCCATCGAGGAGAACCCAAGTTGCTTGACATCAATATGCAGCCTCATGTGCGATGACAGATTCAGGTGAGCCGCGTCGTCGAGGACTTGCTCTAGTTCAAGGTGGATAGATTCCAAGGCAGCCGGGGTAAGGCTTGTTGGATCCTCTGATAAGGTGTCGAGCTTGGCTGTTACGGTAGTCAGTCGATTTTTAAGATTCGCCGAGACCTGGAACCCGTCCATTGCTGAATCCATTTCACCAGAAAGGATCAACTTAGGGAGCAGGTTTCGGATTTGATTCGCCTGGATATTCATAACATCGTCTTCAAGCCAAGGAGCAATGAACCGATCCTCTACCGTCAGGACTCGTTGCTTCAGGCTATTGCCGGCTCCACCTCCAAGAGGTCCGGTGCCAGTGTCGTTGGTGATGTTCTCATACACTTGGTTGGCGATCTCTTCCCACCGATCCTCGTCGCCAAGTTTTGCAATCCACTCGTCGTACTCGGCGATCTCTCGTTCTAGTCGGGCACGATCCCACACTATCTCTGCAAGTTCCTCGGGTGAGCGGGGAGTGGGTGGGGATGGGGTGGTTGGAGGGGGTGGTTCGGTGTCTATAGACAGAACTGACCTGTGGCTAATTGAATCGGTAGCCACTGCACCCCATCGGTCCCCCTCTGGGTCTAACAAGATCACGACACGGTGACTGGCTGCTCGACCTCCACCCGCCCGACCACCCCCGATGTGGGTGATAGCATCGTAGCCCAGTACATGGCGCAGTTCGTCGGCAATAACCTGGAATGTTTCTGCTGCTTCATCGACGGAGATCGTCATCTGATACAACTCCGTCACCATGTCATCCCAAACTTCTGAACCCTTTCGGCTGGACGGCACCCAATTGTCATCACCGAGCAGAACTCTAGCGTTGCTAACTATGAGGTCAAAAGCGTCATCAGGTAAATCCTCATCGAAATCCAATGTCTTTCTAACATCTACCTTCACCCGATGACTTACCGGGCCATACCCACGAGCGACCGAGGGCGCGTCAGTCATATAAAAGCCTATGCCGAACAAACTATCGGTTCTTGAAAGATCTTGGGTTGGTCTTTCGATCTCGACAGCACTCCCGTGATACCATGTGGTTTCATTGATTGAAGATGGATCTGGAGTGGCGAGAGAAGGGGGTTCCTCCAGGGGTAACGGTGTTCTGGTTGGAGGGGCCACTGGGTCAGGGGCAGAAAGAGCCTCATGCTCGTCCACCAACTTCTGACGCTCAACCTCCATCTCCGGCAGCTCTCTAGCCTTCTTGTCTTCAAGGGCAAGGAAGATGCTCTTCTTGAACTGCGGGAGGTACACCATGATCTTTTCTTTTTTGTACACCCGTGTCAGGTAGTTCTCTAACTCAATAGAGTTTATGAAATCCTCGCCGGTAAACGCCCCTGCCGATTCGCCTGTCTTCCTGAGTGTGTCAAAGAACTTGCGGTTTATCTTTGCAACTTCCTCTACAGCCTTAATGGTCTGACTGTCTCCGATAATAGACTCGAAGGGGTTTGCCAACTCCAGTTCACCAGTGGTTGTCGATACCGAAAGTTCGTGAGAAGCGTTTGCCGGGTCAACAATATCTCCACGCACCGCCGCCTTAGCACCAAGCACCATTACTTCTGCATTACTCAGGCGACCACCAGCGGATCTGTACTCTGCAAATACCAGATTCATGTCATGGCGAATCCGCAAGCCGGCAATCTCAGCAATACCCATTACCGCTTCTACACTCTGACGATTCAAAGTGTCGGTACGGACTATGGCTGGCTTCAACATTATGTCTAGGGCACCCCTTGCAAACTGAGACTCCGAACGAGCAAGGTTCATCTCCGGATTCAGAAAGAGCAACTTCGCCAACAGTTTGCCCAAGATCCCTTGAGATATACCAAGCACCTTGGCAAGACCTGGGTTGATCTCCGAGGTAGCCTTGAGGAGGATCCCTGCAACTTCCTCTCGGTCCTGACCAAAGATAGCAAAACCTTCGTCACCCTCGATCAGTTCGTCTAGTCTTTGTTGCTCAACTGGATTCCTCTGGAGCCATGCTGAATACGATGCAGGGTCGAGAGCATCCTCCACGGTGTCCGCACCTAGCAATGCTCGGCTCGCAGCAGTTCGACTCGAACTGATGCCACCGCTCATACCTCCAATGATCGCTCCGAAGATCGCGCCGCCAACCAAGTCTCTATGGAACTCTTCATCGGTTCTAGTTTCTTGGGCTATCCTCAAGAACGGCTCGGCCACCGTCAGGCCAAGGACATTCTCTGCGGCACCTATCCCAGCAATAGTCATTGGCCTAGCCGCGACATTCAGGGCTTTGGCTGCCCTGGTCGCACCGCTGAAGGCGATCCAGTTCACTGGGTCCACCACGCCAGCTCCTAAGCCAGCGAAGATATTAGAAGCCAACCCGCCTTCCTGGATGACTTCACGGTCCCTGTTCTCTTCTCGAATCTTATTGACGAGATAGTTCGCCTCTACTCGACTCTCCGCTTTCATTAAACTGGTAAAGGCTTCTGGGTATTTCTCTCTGATCCATGGATTCGCCATGACATCAGGATCTTCAGCTGGGTTGTAACCACGCTCCGGGGGGAAGATCGGCTCGTTCATGGCAATCGCAAGGTTGTAGACGGTGTTTGTCTGGCGAAAGAAAGCACCAACCTGATCTGTGAAACCAGTATTCTTGGCAAGGGCAGTCTTCGGGGAGTGGAATCCCTGAGCAAACATCAACCTCTGCTGTTGAATGGTCTTATCTGCCATTGCTTCTTGGAGTAGTTGTAGTTGGGACTTCATTATCTTTCCCCTCTTCGCCAAGATCTCGTAGACTTGCCCTTGTAGTCCTTAAGCATAGCCTCCGCAGCTTCTAGTCTCTTGATTCCATCGGTAAGATCCTTGATGTCATCAGTGTATATATCCGTACTTCTGAACCCTTCGGCACCTTTTCCAGACTGGCGAATCTTCTCATTAGCCGCTACCAGTTCGAGTACGGTTGCTCGGTGACTCTTTATCTTTTTAGACAAAGCCACTCTCGCGCCACCCATGTCGCCTCTTTCTGCTGATTCTCTGAAGCGGTAATACGACCACTCAGACCTATCATCAAACTCCTCTAGCATAATAGCCGGCAACTCTTCCACGAGAGTTTGGCCAACAGCCATTAGTATCCTGCGCTCTTCGTCAACGAGATGGATCTTGTACCCAGCCTCCAGAACATTGAAGAACTGCCTGTTCGTTAAAGCCATAATAGAAGCCCCATCGCCTGGGACGAGACCGGCAATAGTGATCTTCATCTTTGCTAGTTCCTCATTTGGATGAGTACCCCATTCAATGTCATACTTCCGGCTCGCTTCGGTGTAGTATTTCCAGATCCAGCCAGGTTTCTTGTTGGTCATATCCGCTGCACCAGGAATGAAGCCGAACTGCCCGAAGATCGCCTCTGTACCTGCCTCGCTGTCGATGTTTCCATACAAGGCCAATGCCACCCTGTTCGTGTACTCCTCTGGATTCTTAGAAACCACTTCCTGTATAAGCCCGACATCAGTATGCCACCCTGGTGGAACATAACCCCCTGGGGGGGGCATCAGTGACCCAGTAGCGTTATTCTGCTTGAGCCATATCTCAACATTCTTCTCTACAACATCAGGGTCGCCGATTGGAACATCAAACGCACGGGCAGCTGGACCAAGATCGAGAATAGTGTCGATGAGATTGTGATCTAATGGCTTGAGGGGGAACTCTCTTGGACCTTGTTGTGGGCCTGGGGGCACCTGAACCCAACTACCGGGCTTAGTTGGATGGTCCGCACGAAACTGAGAACCCTGTATGGTGGGGGTCGAAGCCACTAACGCCCTCATTGCGTCGGGGGTGAGCCTAGAGACTGCGCCGGCAGGAATCTCGGTAGGGTACTGCTTCATAAACTCTTCTGGATCGTCGGCAAATCTCTGGGCCAATCTATCGTGGAGCTGGTGGAGAGACATCTCATAAACATATTGTTGGTATTCAGGAGAGTGGAGGGCAATATCGCCAGATCCTTGGAACCGCCAAAATGCGGCAAACTTCGACCTGGCTTTTAGTGCCCAAGGCTGCAACTTAATCTCTTCACCGTCCACTGTTATCGTGTCGGACGCGCCCGATGACGGGTCTAATACCCGAGCATTATGGTCGAGGATATCTTTGAACTCTGGAAGCAGCTCTGGATTTCTAAGCAAGGCTGGTGGCACTTTCCCTGAACTCAGCAGAACTTGCCCTGCTAGTTCGTTACGGTTTCTTGTCTTCTCTAAACCGCGATTTCTCCACCGGGCAAAGTCTTTCTCAAATATTTTTAGTTCTTTCGCATTAGCCTCATCAAACGGCTCGTTACCGATCAACGACCGCTGCACCATTCCAGAGAGGTGGCTGAACACAGCTGTCGTTCCATTCCACATCGCTGAAGAAAGCTGTTCAACATTATTAGTAGCCTTACTACCTTGTATTTCAATCCATCCACCAAGGGTTCCTCGCTTGAAGTAACCGTCGCCAAGAGGAACCAAGGAGTCGATATACGCGTCTGAGATCTCTTCCCGAGTATCGAAGGTGAGCGGATCCTGGCCTGCCGGGGTCGGCCCCACCGCCGCTCGGAAAGAGTCTTTGTACTGTGGCTCGAAAATGAACTCAGTGCCCTGCGTGTTCTTGATTAGTCCCGGCGGAGAATCTGACGAGACGGTGTATTTGGAAGATTTACCACCCATCGTTACTGATTCCAATGGCTGGATATGCAAAGACGGTGCGATATCGCTGAAGAACTCCTCCTCGGTTATGCCATCAAGAAAGTTCGTTTGACCTCCCGACAGGACTTTGAACAACTCATCATAGATCCAGGCTTCCGAGTCAGCGGGATTTCCAGAGTTGTCCGTTCTTTGTTCTTCTGGAAGACTGATCTGATGGAAGAACGACTGACCGTTCCTCTTGATAGGTGGATAAGCGTTCAGGACTTGAATCACTGATTGGTCGATTGCTAACCCAATCTTCTCAGCGTCACCGTAAGTGCTGTACTCAGGGTTGGCTTGGATCGTTTGCAAGTTATTCCCGTAGTAGTTGTTCATTACAAGATTCGTGAACGAGTCCTTGCCACCCTGAGACATTGATACTGTTGCTGGATTACCATTCACGGCCTCTGAAATTAACTCTATGATATCGGCTCGGTCAGCGGCTGAGGTTCTCCCGCCTCCTGCCCCTTGACCAGCGCCCCGGCCCGGTTGGGTGACAGCGCTGGTCATCGCTAGGACAGGATCTTGGTTTCCTCTGGCCTTGCCGTAGTTGACGATCTCATTGATTCGCTTTGGAGAAAACTGAAACCCATCAGGGAGTGCTTTCACCGGAATGAATCCAAGCTCCCCTATAAGATCTGACGCAATTTGCCAAGCATCTGGGTCGCCCTCGTCCATTCTGTTGTTAAGTGCCTCAGCAAGTGAAGGCAGCAAAGCACCGTATTTATTTGAAATCTTTATGAGGGCTTCGGAGTTAAAATTGAGGAGTTCTGGAGGCAGAGCGGATAAAGACTTGTCGAGGTCTACCGGCCTGGAACTGGTCTCACCCAGAACAGCATCAAGATTCCCGCTAGGACCATTCGCATTTGCTATTCTAACCGAATCACGGCCAGCTTTGTTGATCCGATCTTGGGCGCGCCCACCCATCTCTACCGAAGCAAAGAGAGTCGCCGCATCTTCTCCGAATCCTGCTCTAGCCAGTGCGTCGATTACTGCTATTCCTCTTTCAAGGTCACCCCTATCAGGAGAATTGTACTGGATCCCGCCCGTTGGGGAAGCGGTGAAAGATCCATCTTCCGACTGAGACATCTGGGTGGCAGTAGACCCGATATATCCTTCACGGTTTTGTAAAACATCTCCACGAATCCTATCGACGATGTTCCTTGGAAGATTCGCGACACCACCTGAACCAGGCTCGGCGAAGGCTCCAAGGAAATAATCCATACGGCCCTCGGCACCACGAGAGAAATACGAGGTCCGCATTCCATTTAGCGCAGTGGTCTGGACTGCCGATAACTCGCCAGCATTGATAAGCCCTCGCTCGAGAAGACCGGCAGCATAGGACAGGTCGTCAGCAGCTTGAGTACCAGGGGCTGCGGAATCACCATAGTTATTCAGGGCACGGCTATTGATGAGATCCAGCCGGGACTTATCCACGCTGTCGGCCATTGCCTTGAGAAGGGGGCCAGGAGACCCTCTAAGGGATTCCAGGCGGGTGGCCGAAGACTTAGACAGGATCCTCTGGGAGCGGGGGTGGAGACCCTCTAGGGCCGCTTTCTCGCCAGCCTCAATATCGTCAGCGAAGTCGTGCATTATCCCAAATAGAGCAGCATCCTGATCCATCGGGTTCAGGTTCTCTTCATTCCTCAGTTCCAGCAATGCCTGATCCCTGAGCATCTCAGCGTTCTCGAAGTTCGCCTTGGCTTTGGTTTCCCAAACTCCTTGGTCTTCCTTCATCTGATCGCCAAGAAGGCCAGCGGAGATACGAGTCACCGAGTCCGCTAACTGGCCGAAACTCTTGTATACCAGACCAGCCTCTGATCCAGGCATAAGGGTTCTTCGAGCCGTACCTGCGGTACTGATCCTGGAACGAGGTATCTTGATCGCCATTTGTCTCCTAGTCCTTGAGCATATCTATTACGAATTCGCGCCTAGCGTGAACAACGAATCCGCTGCGCCCATGTAACCAGCCATTCGGGACTGCTTCGCCTTCTTGCGAAGAGTCTTTTCTTCCGATTTTGCGCCGGCTATTATTGATTCTTGTTCTCGCATCGTTTCACCAATTGATTCCATCATTACCAGCATCGGAGAACCTTCCAGTTCTACTCCCGCTGCTCCGAAACCGGCTTTTTGAGACCCGACAACTCTTCGACCTTCAAGTCCTGCAACACGAGACTTTTCTTTACCGAGTCGCCTCGCCTCTCGGGCCTGTTCATTGTACGCATCTGATTCCGCTTGGCCGCCCAGCAGCTTTGACCCACCACTAAACATAGTGCTGAGAAACATCATCGTGAATGGGTCCATGTCTGTCTCCTAGTCCGAGTAACTAACTTCGATTGTGATACTTTGCATCTCAATCGTGTACGGGTTGTTGTGGGTAATGCTAAGTGTTGGACTCGTTCCGTATAGCCCAAGCACTGGCACATCTTCCCAACCATTTATTGCAGAAGGAGCTGGGCCGCTAATCCAAGGCATTGACTGCAAGGAATACTTATCGACCACAACCCCACGAGTGTTGTTCAAGTAAAGCATCGCTCGATCATAACTTCTCTTATGACCATGCGTAGAACCTGATCGACCCTGGATATCCAGGACAGCCGGTGCCATCGTGAATGTGAATGGCAAACCAACCACCGCTAAAGCAAATCCAGACGCTGCGGAACTGATATCCACAGTACCTTCTGAGGAAACAACAAACTCACCAAGGTAGTATTGTGCGTCCACTAAGACCTGTACGGTCTCTCCGACTAAATGGGTCAAGCCTGTGATGGTTGTTCCACTTCCCGCTCCAGGTACAGACTTCTGCGAATCCAACACCGCTGTTTCTGTAAAAGCCTCCAGGGAATACTGTGTAGAACCATCAATAAATCTAGACATCACCATGTATACAGAGTCGTCCCGAGTCCCTGAAAGAGATGTCACGACAGCCATGTCCCAAACTCTAGAGGTAGTCGCTGTGTCATAGTTCGTCGGACTCCACCCTAATACACTGTTTTGCCGGTTATAGGTCATGATGTCGAGTTGACCAGAGTTGCCCATGCAGAAGAGAAATGGATCAGGGCTATGGGCGAATACCAACTTCTGCGCTCGTTTTGTGGGCGACCAGAGATGGTCCGCTAAATCAGTCAGGTCAGCACTCTGGTATCTATCAGAGGATTCAGTGTAAGCCATCTCTCGGATTCCTTGGCCGCCTCGTGGTACAAACCCGATTGAGGAACCCATGTGGATGGCCTGGGAATTGTTACTTCCGTATTGGCTTTGGAGATCTACCGAGAGGTTTGTAGATGTTAAAGGCTGGCCTGACAGCTTATATTCAGAGAAGTCTGAACCTATCAGTAAGTCCTGCTGGGACACCAGCCATCGGATTCTGTTACCAACATTGTTGGAGATCTTAAACAATAATCCTTGGTCGTCGTTCGGTCCTTGTTGCCAGTCGTCTGGTTCTCCACTACGGCTACTCGCGATAAGGTTTTGATAATCATTACTGAAACCAGCCATGAACACGCGGCCCTGGTGACTAGCTCCAACGGCGGGGAATCCAGTGGCTACGCTGAATCCGTACCCCCAGTTGAAGGTTGGCCCATAATACCCCCTAGATGTGCCCTCAATGCATTCGTAATCATAAGCATCTGTACGAGCCTCACACCTCGCCCTAGCATTAGAAGCGAAGACCGCTCCACCTAATGTGAGTGTCCCCCCGGTACCGTCGAAAACTGTTTCATGACCAGCAGGGAGGAAATCCGGGGTGGAAGAAAAGATGTCAAAGTTTCCGGAAACAATGTTAGCACCGGGGGTGTCCCCTCGGGGAAATACAGCAACTTCGGGGATCTTCTCCCTTTTCGGAATCTTTGTCACGACGACATCGTAAGTTCCAGAATTAAGCAATAGTCCGTAAAATATCCCTTGTCCTGACCAACCAGCAACATAGCAAACTGCTGTATTCGCTACAGTATCAATAGAGTGAATCCACAATACAGTGGTGTTGTTCGAGTTAGCCGATGGTTGTGGCAGACCCGGAGGCCACCCGGTGGCGAGAACCACCGTTGTCAGGACTTTCCCAACATAGGAGTTATCAAGAGTGATTGGGATGTTGCTTAAAGTACCAAAATTACCACGGATCGCACCTGACCATGAACAGCCAGCCCATGTGGTGTCAGGAATGTACGGTCCAGTCCAATCGTTAGGGTCGTCGCCCATCCCATTAGTGATTCTCTTACCCTTAGCAGTCTTGGGGCTATTGACATTGCTTATTCTGAACCAGCAGGAAATCCCGTTGAACTGGTTTTCTCCCTCCACTACTCCGTCTTCGTCGCGGTACTTTGACCCACCACCTAATCGCCAAATCGAACCCACATCTTCAGGCATAAACAAATCCTCAGTCGCCTCGATCCGGCAGGCTCGCGATAGGCCGGCACCGGTGGAGTTCGGGATCGGTTGCTCTGGCATCGAAATCCCCACTTTAGGTTTGTAGGACTTCAATTGCGGAGAGCCACCTACTATCGGCGCAATGCCAAATTCGTAGGTAGCGGGAGTGCCATACTTCTTCTCGAAATAAAGGGGCGGCTTCGATGGGGTATAAATGTAGACACGGTTATTGTGCTGGAAATGGGTGACAGCATCGCCGGCTGGCAGGGCACCTAGAGGATGGTAAGCACCTGTGTCATCTCCACTCGCAGGGTAAGGACCATGTGTTCCAGAACCACCCCAATCAATCTTCACGCCGTCCTTATAGACATAAAGCTTCCCGTACTGCCCACCGACTGAATACGCAAAGACTAACAGGTAGTCACCATCTGACGCAGAGTACGGAACGAGATGCGCCCTTACATTACCTTCGATAGCATCAATGTGTTTGATCCCAGGACGACGACGAACACCGCCAGTCCTTGTAAGAACTCCGTTCTTTAAGGTCTTGCAACCCTGACGAACTTGATCTGAGCTGCCCATCCCTAAAACTCTAGGGCTGAGTTCCCCGAAGGAAAAGCGTTCTTGTGGAATCCAAACCATTGTCTATCTCCTCACATCAAGCAATGAAGTGGACGAGAACATCCGAGGACTACTCTCTTGACCGTCCACTCCTTTAGCCGCTAACAATGCGTCAGCTGCCCGTTGAGCGATGTATGCCTGTTCAGTAGGAGGCTTACCAAAGTTTGTCGCAACATGAGCAGCGAGGGCTAGCCCCATTGCATGAGCAACTAATGGAGACAACAAACCAATGTCAGCTCCAATATCCATCACATACTCTAAGGAAATAGTCCCCTCATTCGACAGCAAGCAACGCTTTAATATCGGTGGGGTGGCTCCGTCACTTACGACTTCGATCTCCCACTGATTCTGGCCCATGCCACCGTTCGGTTGCATCGGAAGACCGTTAATCGTTAAGGCTCTCAAATAGTCAGTAGGTAGGTTATATGCCTTTGCCCAGCGCGGGCCAGATGGGGCAACAGCATCGCCAGCAGAGTCGTTGAAAGTTTCCAGGTCAATCGTTCTCTTTGCCCCATTCCATGCGTGGTCTGCTAGGAACTGAGCGCGGAAACCACCTTCCCATACAGTGTTCAACAAAATCGCCTGGGAAGAACCATCACTGGTAGTCCCGATGGTTCCAACTCCTAGTTCAACTAACGCAACATTCCAGATTTGTACTACTGTCACAGCTTCTCCTTCATTTAAAAGCGGAGCCGAAATGCTCCCTATTCCGTCGATAACTGCTCCGCCGGGCAAGGTGCCGGTCAAGCCAGTGCCCAAAGAACCAACCCCGTCGATAACTACTTGTGCGAAAAAACGGCTTCCATTGCCTTGGCCCACTGAGGCAGAACTTGAAAAAGATGCTTCAAGGTCTCCAACGAAATCTCTCGCGCCACCCGTGGACGATGCAGTAGTTGATACAGTTCCTGATACCGGAACTGTTGCGCCAAATGTCACTGATACCGTGTCAACCACTATACATGAAATAGAAATCGGGATCTGCGACTCACTCGTGGTAGCCGAGATTCCATGAACAGATACTGATTTCTGTAACGGATCTGACGGTCCTACTGGTTGACGACCAGAAGAAACCACCATCGCTGCGGAGATTGACACTGACTGAGACGGCAGGATCCTCGTAGCCGTTGCTGACACATGGGCGATAACCGCTTCCAGGACACTAGGAGCCAGGTCGTTAACGCTCGTGGAAGACGATGCGCTTATGGTCGCTGCCGATGATGCCGGCCTTGAATAATCTACAGTAACGGCAACTGATCCGGTCGAGGAAAGACTTGCAGCCCCCGTACCAAACTGACCTAACTCTCCTGTTACGGTTGAAATCACACTAGCAAAGGCCGAGGCGGGCCTCGAGAAGACCATGGAAAAGGACACTGTTGGTCGGTCGAATGTCATAGATGCAGTAGGTGTCTCGACACCAGCTACTGTCCCTACAGCGGTCGAGACGAGCGTAGCAGCGGAGGTCGCCGGCAACTCGTAGATCACCGATACCGTGGATGTTGGCAAGGTAAAGCTAGCGTCAGAAGTGGCGGTTCCCTGATAGGCAAGGGCGGCGATGGTCGAGGAACCGATGGTTGCTGCGCCGGATGCGGTCCGGGTGTAGGTCACCGCGCCGACCGTGCCGGTAGCCGAAGAGACTACCGAAGCCGCAGCGGTAGCGGAGCCAGCGAACGACGCAAGGGCGATGGTCGCCGAGCCGATGGTCGCTCCGCCGGATGCGGTCCGGGTGTAGGTCACCGCGCCGACCGTGCCGGTAGCCGAAGAGACTACCGAGGCCGCAGCGGTAGCGGAGCCAGCGAACGACGCGCTGCCCACCGAGGTCGCAGCGAATACTGCCTCTAGGGAGGTCGTCCGCGCAGCGACCACATACTCCACGACCGGCTCGGTCGCCGAACCGATGGTCGCTGCACCGGATGCGGTCCGGGTGTAGGTCACCGCGCCGACCGTGCCGGTAGCCGACGAGACTACCGAGGCCGCAGCGGAGGTCGGAGCTGCGAACGACGCACTGCCCGAAGCGGTCGCCGAGAGGATCCCCTCCAGGAAGGTCGAGTGGGGAAAGACCACAAACTCCACGACCGGCTCGGTCGCCGAGGCGATGGTCGCTGCGCCGGTCGCCGTCCGGGTGTAGGTCACCGCTGCCACCGTGCCGGTGGCCGAAGAGACTACCGAGGCCGCAGCGGTAGCGGAGCCAGCGAACGACGCGCTGCCCACCGAGGTCGCAGCGAATACTGCCTCTAGGGAGGTCGTCCGCGCAGCGACCACATACTCCACGACAGCCACGGTCGAGGAACCGATGGTCGCCGAGGCGGATGCGGCACGGGTGTAGGTCACCGCTGCCACCGTGCCGGTGGCCGAAGAGACCACCGAGGCCGCGGCGGAGGCCGGGGCTGCGAACGACGCGCTGCCCGAAGCGGTCGCCGAGAGGATCCCCTCCAGGAAGGTCGAGCCATCCGAGACCACAAACTCCACGACAGCCACGGTCGCCGAGCCGATGGTCGCCGAGGCGGCTACCGACTCAGCGGTGGTGGTTCCCGAAGAAGGTTTTGTTACTTCTGCAACGCAGTCCAGGCTGACAATGGTGCCGTCCTTCTGCATCCATCTGGTCTGGAACTGCCAAGCAGTCCCCGCAGTACACCTGTCGAAGTTTATTGCTACTTGCATTTCCGTGTAATCGTCACGAGAACTATTGCTGAAGTTGAGGGAGTTGCTACCAGCATACTCTCTCATAATCGCAACGAATGCCTTAGCGGTTGTGGTCGTTACTTTAGCCTCTGTGCCGATCACTCCGTTGTTATTAGTGAGGTCGTGAGGAAAAGCAGTGCTGCTAGCATGGGTGTAGGGTCGGCCAGTGGTTGCCGAGGTGGCGAGAAGGGCAAAGGAGCCGGGGGTTCCAGTGACTTTCTGGCGATAGTAGACGGCAACTGGATCTCCAGGATCGAAACGCTGACCATTGTCCGCCGCTGCGTGACACAAGATAATGACAGACTCAGTTGACCCTAGCGTGTAGGCAGTCCCATTTGCGACTCCTGTTATTACGGTTCGGGTTGAATCAACAATCCTGTCGCCAATGGTAATTGTCATCAGGCCGTCCTCAAGGTGAAGCCGTTATTCATACCTTCGGGAACATCGCCTGATCCGTAGGTTCCCGGACCATAACCCTTGATATCCCTCGCCAACTCCGGAACTCCGGAAGCCTTGACCAGTGCCCTACAGCAGATTTTTATTTCGGTGGGGATCGTCGTGTCGAGCCAACGAAAACCAATATACCCCGCCTCAGTATCATCGAAGAGATGATAGGATTCCGTGATCGAATACCAGTTATCGTCAGAGTCTTGATAGGCAAGGGTGTAAGTTCCGTCGATTATCCCGTCCTTCACATCTAGATCTGACGGGAAGGTGGCTGGAACCACAGGCTTCGGGTTGGAGACGGAAAACGGTTTTAGCAATCAGCCTCCAAATAGCAGGGGGACGGTGATCTAGGTGCCCCCGTCCCCCCACTGAGGAGGTGTGTCTTTTTTAGTAACCTGTTCTTCGCCGACCGACTTTCCTAGTCGGTGCTAAAGCCTTCGATCTTCGGGCAGCTTTCTTTTTATCAGCCGCCTTCTTGATTGCCGCTCGTTGTGCTGCCGTCGAGGTTCTACGACCAGTCTTAGGCCTTGGCCCACTGGGGTTGTCGGGCACTCCTGGCTCCTTAGTTTCTGGCGCAAACCTCATCTTCCTAGCAGAAGACACCGCTGGCGGTGACCCTGCACTCATGTTTCTCTGACCAGTAGCAATGCCATCCATACGAGCGGCTCGGAGGCGACGACCCAGCCGATGAACTGGACCGGAAGGTGTGCGACCGATGATGAATCCGGGCGTAACTCTCTGCGTCCGATCCTTGGATTCATCAGCGGGGGTGGGCGCACCTCGATTCAGAGCGTGACCACGAGGGCCGCCAGGACGGCCTTTCCGGCTTTGCTTAGGAGTGCCACGAGGTTTACCAGTTCGGTCGGCTGATTGCTGACGACTGCGGCTCGCCGCATCCCGACGGGCAGAAGCCAGTTTCCGTCTTTGCTCCTTCGCCTTATCAGCCGCCTTCTTGATTGCCGCTTTTTGTGCAGCCGTCGGGGTTCTACGACCAGTCTTACCTGTCTTCTTCGCCATTATTTCCCCTTTTTCTTCTTCGGAGGCATTACAGCTCCTTAACTTACAGTCAGAGTTCCGGTGAAGGTCACATTGATCGTGTCGGCAGCGGCCACACTTGCAATAAGGGCACTGAAGTTGGCAGTAGCTAGCAAACAACCCTTGTTCGCCGTGCCAGCGTCTGTGGAATCGCAAACATACACATACGCGCCCGCAACATTCGTATGGGCCGAGCCTGTGAATCCCACATCGGTTGCATTTGCCAAGGTACACGCATCTGCCGTACCTGGAGTGTCGCTGCTAGCCAACCAAGTAGCAGCAGTATACGCCAAAGCAAACACTCTACTGCTGCCACCAGCTCCGCCACTGAAGGTGTTGGTAGAGCCGCTGATACCGCTATAAACATCTGAGGTAGCAAGGGCGGGCAGACCAGCAGTTCCACCACTGGAGTATTTGAACAGGCCGACTTTCGTCAAGCGGCCAGCAGCACCCAGCTGGTTTGTTGCGTCACCAGCGGTAATATCCGCCGCAGGTCGAGACACATTCCAAATGTTTTGAGCAAACTCTTTGGTCGTCCCATTGTTTACCGTGCATTCATAAAGCAGGTTTCCATCTTTATCTAGATGCTCAATGTGGAAGAACCCAGTTTCAAATGAACCATTAGCTCCCATCACCACGCCAGCGTCTGCTTTTCTAACCACCTGTGGAGTTGCAGAACAACTCATGTTTCCCTCGGCCTCGGTCATCTTATCTCCTTATGATAATGACATTTCAAAAGTTACTTTCAGGGTATCTGTTGTACCCACATTCACATCTCCAGCCGCAAAACTTGAGGCAGCAAACAATACTCCCGTTGTGTTTTGACCCACCGCACTCGTGTTAGCCAGGAACGCTCCCTGGATAGTCTGCGTTCCAGTAAAGGAGGTAAATGTGGCATCCGTCCAAGTAACCTTAGAGGGGGTTACCGTACCTCCGTTATCTGTCTGGGACCAAGTGCCTGACTTGCGGAGTCCAGAATCGTATCCGGTGTCAGCGATCTCTCCCCAACCGTTGACCAAGGTCACTCCTGTTTGACGGATATCAGTCGCTTGATCCGACGCGGCTATTGAAGCGAAACCTGCATCGTCAATCAATCCAACATATCCAGTATCCCTTACAGGGGTGGACAACGCAGCATCAAATCCTAGTTGCAAAATACGGGCTGCACCCTCACTCGTTAAAGTGTTGCTGGTGATCTTCTCTTGTTTGAGATTTCCATCAGCGTCATATACTCTGAAAGTAAATGTACCAATCTCCTGGATACCGATCTTCATTTAGTCTTCCCGTACTATCAGCGATAACGCTGAAAACTGGAATGTGTCACCTAGCATTACGAGGCGAGAGTTATCAAGTTCGTCCCAGTACAATAGGTTTCCACCCGTCTGAGAATCAAAGATACCTACACCCACGACAGTCTCGCCGGCGGCTGGAAGACCGATCAAGAAGGTCCAGGCTACCGTCGAACTGTTCTCTATCTTCATCCGGTTTTCATCCACTGACGGAGCTGTCCAGTACGGGTCAGTCACCATGTCGGTGAATACGCGGATTCTCCCGTTCGTGGCTGCCCACTCAACATATCCAGTTCCGTATGTTGTAGCATCGCCATCAGTGATCGGGTTGGTGGTAAATAGTGTGACCCATGTCTGGCTGAACGCTGCTGCGGCGGAACCACGGAAACGCTCTAAGACTGTACCTGAAACAGGATTTGTCTTACCAGTCATGGGTCACTCCATTGCTAGTTAATCGAACCAATCCGCACGATCTTCTTGGGATCCATGCGAACAGCACCAAGACCGAGACTGTGGAAACACTGGAGCGAGTAACCGCGCTCCGGCAACTCGTCGAAACGAACCGTCATGTCCTGCGCCATGCCAAACACCATTGCACTTCTGGTGTACATATAGGTGTAGGCACCCTTGTTGGCAGTGGATGAGGTAACGACTCCGCCAGTACTGCCTGCCATGTTCACCGTTTGGTTGTTCGCAATCTGGTTCGTCAGGCGGAACTCGGCTCCCATGAACTGGGTGACCTCACCACTCATCAATGGACGAAGAGCGTTGAAGTCGTAACTGGTCAAGGTCTGATCGGCCAGCAAGTGGCGGGCAACTGCCGGGTGAATCGCGATGTAGACCGGATCACCAGGATTGATCGCGCCAGTCTGCTCAAGCATCTCGCGAGCAGTCACCAAGTCCGCTACACCGAGGGTGGAAGTACCGGTTCCGACATCGGCAGTCATTCCGTGGAGGCCGGGGGCACCGGTGATGGTGCCAGTTGCCTTAGATCCAATCGAACCCGCAGGAAGCGTGTTAACCAAGGCCAGCTGCGCGGCGACCGTGCCGGTCGGGACTCCATCAGCGGGAAAGTCAAAAGCCAAGGCACCGTCCGCGCCAATCGTCCGGGTAGTAGCGTCAACAGTTGCATCACCGTCGAAGGCAGCGACGATGGTCGAGTCCTTCAAGCGGCTGAATGCGGCAGTCACATTCATGAGGTAGTTGGAATCCGGGCGAATCGAACGCAGCAAGGCCGGCTCGTCGCGAGGATCGAACAGTTCCGCAAACTCGTGGAAACCAGGAGTCAGGGCGCGACGCTCAGTGACCGTCTCACTGTATTTCTTGTCGTTCGCCGCTGCGCCGAACAATTGGCCGCGATCACGAGTGGTGGTGGCGACTTGCTTGAAGGAATCGAGGTTCAGTGGATCGCCGTGTAGCGTCTCAAACAAACAAGTATCGGAAAGGCGACTTTCCATTTCCTGAGCCTTGAGCCGAATCGTGTCGGCATAGGCTTGTTTGAAAAGGGCAACATAGTTGGTGTTGTCACCGAGTGAACCGGGCCAGGAGGTGTTTTTCCCGGTGGTTGGGTATCCCATAGTAGTATTTCTCTCTCAGCTATTGGTTTGCACAATGCCGTGAGAGTGTCCACCGAAGGAGGGTCTCCGTAAGGTTAACGATTCCTTATCGCTGTTCTTTCACAGCGTCAGGGGCCGGTCCAGGAAGGGTATCGACTCCGGTGGTAGATCATCCAGAGTCTGGAGGTTTTCGCAACATATATTTTTTCATGTTCTGCAAAGGGCGACCTCCTTGGAGTTCAGCCTCTCGGTGTTCAAAGGTACTACCTTGGGCATTCTCTAGACGGTCCACCTTCTCGTGGAGGGCAGATGTGACCAGTTCCGCCAGGGTCATGCCTGGAGTCCAGTAAACAGCGTTCCTGGCCCGTTCCACGGCTTCTGGGTCCACTATGAAAGTTCTGCGTACTTTCCTTGCCATATTAGAACCTTGGCTTTAGACGGTCGTCGTAAACGCCTTCGTAGCCAAGAGTCGATAACTCAGCCAGTAATCGGTAGTATTCCTCTCGATGAACCTCTGCGTCCTTGTGACGGGGATCTGTATGGGCAGAATCCTTCATCATCGAACGAAGCTTCTGAGCGATCTTCATCGGGTCAGTTTCGCCACCTGTATCCGATACTGCATTGGTTGGGGTCGAGTCGTCTGACATCGAGTTTCCTCTTTCTATCATCATGTCCAAGATTGCTGGATGATCCACTAGGCCAGTTTTCGACAAGACCTGCTGGATATCTGGGTTTTCTGAAGTCAGTGTATCAAGACTCCGCTTTGCAAGGGCTAGTTTCTCCTCAAGCCCCTCACCATATCTTCTTCGCGCGCCTTCCTGCCACTCTGCTCTGACCTTGTCTAACTGCTCTTTTTCCGCCGATTCGTCTCTGACCAGTTGTTCTTGGGCTACTGGGTGCAGTTTGTCCCATTGTTTTTTTGTCAGACCAGCAGCGTGGGCTGCCTTCGTGAGGGGGTCCAGGGCAGCTCTGGCCTTCTCCCCTTCTGGAAGGTCGTAACCGTGCGGGGTTTCGGGCCGGCCAAGTTTGGAATAAAACTCCCCCCACTCTTCCACCGGAGCATCTGCGTCAGGAACACGAGCCGTGGAACTCAACTTCTGACTCAACGACTGGTACGCCTTGGCGAGATCCTGAGGAGTCTTGTACTTCTTTGCTAGACCCTCATACCCTTCCCCCAGGAGGTCGCCCAATGTGTCACCTTCGATAGTAGTGTTCTCTTCTCCACTTTGTTCTTGACTCATTTTTTCAGGGTCTCCCTATCTTTAATCACGGCAGCCTCTTCGACCATCGCCAACACCTTATAGTACGCAGCTCTTAGCCCTTGCCTCTTCGCTAGGGCTGTCGGGTCGATCACCACTCGGTGAGACTCCCCAGCAATCTCCAGTTGTTTATTCAGCAACTCCTCTGGTTCAAGGGTGACCTTGACCTGAAAAGCCCGTTCCATCCATTCCAAAACTCTTTGACCTGCCGGCGTATTAAAGGCTGTGGCAAAATCTGAGATCAGTTGCCGGTCCTTGTCTGAGTATGCATTCCCCTTGTTCATTGTCCTCCAACCTCCGATGGCACCGAAGTGCCCGGTAAGTTACCTGCGGAAGCCGGGAGAGGGGATGGGCCTGACTGTGGGGTGCCTCCTCGGGTCGCGGCCATCAGTTCCATCATCCTCTGCTGGGCTGCCTTGTCCGCCTTCGCTTGACGACGAGCGTTAACCTCCTCATCTGTCCTGAAGATCACCGCCGGAACATCACTCATCTCGGCGTTGTAAG